CCCGTTCGTGCGCGTGTCCAAAATTCGGGTATAGGGGGTTAAGAAATTAGCCTATGGAACGCCGTGGACGTCCGCGCAAACCAGACGCGGTAAAAGAAAAACAAGGAACGCTGCGACCGAGTCGAGTCAATGCAAATCCGATACCGGCAACGGTGTTAGATATGATACCGCTAGCGCCGGATTGGCTGGATGAAGTTGGACAGGATGAGTGGATTGAAAAAACTCGAGTGCTCCATAAGATGGGTATTCTTGAACGAGCAGACCTGACATTATTGGCAGCATATTGCAATGAGTGGTCCATATACATCATGGCCGACAAAGAAATGCGAGCAGGCCCAAATGGCAGGATATATGTGGTGAAGGATGGCCGCAAAATAAAGTATGCAGCCTCTATGCCATGGGTGAAAATCGCCAAAGATGCGCTGGAGCAAGTACAAAAAATCGGCGCTGAGTTTGGTTTTTCTCCTGCCAGCCGCTCGAAAATATCAATACCAAAGCAAGAGCAGGAGGAAAGTAAAATATCAAAATTGTTAAAAGGGATTTAAGATGTGAATAAAGCCGAGCGCTACATAAGTGACGTACTTGCGGGTAAGTTGCTTGCTGGTAAAAAAATAATCCAGGCATGTAAGCGCCACGAATCGGACCTTAAAAAATCCCGAAAGAAGGATTTCAAATTTTATTTTGATCCAGAAATAGCGGAAAGGGTCATTCAGGCTTTTGAATTGCAGCGCCTGGCCATTGGCGAAAAAACCGACCAGCCCTTTGTGCTGATGGCCTGGCAGGCGGCAATATTGTGGATGGCTTACGGGTGGCGCAGAAAAGATAACAATAGGCGCAGGTTCATCAAGTGCTACATTAAAGTAGCGCGCGGAAATGCAAAAACGGAATTCCTTGCGGGTGTTGGCAACATCGGGTTTTATTTTGAAAATGCGCGAGATCCGCAGATATACTGGGTGGCCACCAAAAAAGAACAGGCCAAAATTGGATTCAAGCGCCAAAAAACCATGGCCGAAAGGCTGCGGCGCGATTTCAAAGAGATTGCCCAAATAAGTGATACTTCAGTGAGCCGGATATATGAAACGGGCGGTGTGGGATACGTGACGTACCTGGGCAAAGATTCGAAAAGCGAGGATGGATTCAGCCCGCTGTATGGCCTGATTGATGAGTATCATGCGCATCCCAACGATGACATGATACACGTTATCGAATCGGGCATGATTAAGAGCGAAAGCCCGTTCACCTGGATCATCACAACGGCGGGGAACAATCCGGTTTGCCCATGTAAGCAGTTTGAAGATCGAGCCATTAAGATGCTGAATGGCGATGTGGAAATGGATACGCTGTTGGCCTTCATTTTTGACCTCGATGAAGGCGATAATTGGGAGGATGAAAGCAACTGGCCAAAAGCCAATCCGGGGCTTGGGATATCGGTGGACCTTGATAGTATGCGCGGTGAGTTTCAAAAGGCGCTTACCGAAGGCATTGCCAAGGAAAATAACTTTAAAACCAAAAATCTCAATATCTGGGTATCCAGCTCACATGCCTGGATCAAAGATGAGATTTTCCGAGCCGCAGGCAAAAAGTTTGATAAGGCTGAGTTAAACGGGCGGCTTTGCTTTGGCGGGCTTGATTTATCGAAAAGCCGAGACATAACCTGCTTAGCGCTGTTTTTCCCGGCAATGGAGCCAAAAGAGGCCCATAAAGCACTGTTCTTTTTCTGGTGTCCAGAGGATATGGCGAAGGAACGCACCCGCTTAGATGCAGTACCATACATGCAGTGGGCGAAGGATGAATGGCTTACACTTACTCCCGGCGACATAATCGACTATGATTACATCAAATTGGAGTTCCTGGAATGCTTCAAGCGTTACGAACTGCATTCATGCGCATACGATAGGTGGCGAGAGAGCGAGTTGATACCGGATATTGTCAGTGAAATAGGTCCGGTACAAACCGAAACGGAGCAAATACTGGAAGGGTTTGCCCAAACAGTAGGCAATTTTTCGGGACCATGCACCGAACTTGAAAATATGATTGTTAAGAAGAAACTCAACCACGGGCGCAACCCCATCATCGAATGGATGAACCGCAATGTGGTAATAGTTTCGGACCATAATGGGAACATCAAGTTTGATAAGGCTAAGTCAAAGGAGAAAATTGACGGTATGGTAGCCCTAGCAATGGCCGTTGCCCAGCACATCAAATACAAACACACCATCCCGGATGGTACAAGCGATATTGTAGTATTATGATGATGACTTTTGACGAATTCCTGTCCTTGTACCTCTCGCATCTTGCGGCGCCCGACCAGCCTACCTGCTTTGTTGCCTATTGCCGCGCGGAGGCTGATGTAATTGTCAAATATGGAGAGCGTAGGTATGCAAATTCAAAAACCTGGCGTAGCGTAATGAGCCGCCATTACCGCAATCGAAAACAAAAACAAGCACAAAATGAATCAAATATTGCCTCGAGTGCAACAAATTGAGTTTAATACTAAACCAATTTTGCCAGTTTTTGATCAAAATATGGAGATTGCTGCCAAAATTGTAGCATATTTTGACAATAAAGGCTATACATACTCAAAGGATCAAGGCCATTTAAACATTGTATACATTGAGGGTATGAACCTCAATTTTACACTAAATTCAGATAAAAAGGATGAGTGGAATGATCTACGCTGCGTTTTTGCATTCAATCCAAGCGGCATACCGTACATGGCATTTGTAGCCGTATGTACTACAGAGCCTGGATACCAGGCAACTATTTCACCGGCAGCACGCAAAGCATTTGGTGTTGCCCGTATTAAATTTGGCCAATACACATCCTGGCGCATGGGATTTCACAAAAAAGCCCGCAGTCTTACGCCGCATCCCGCCCTGGTACAGTTTGGGCCAATTCCGGTACATCGTGATTTCAATAAAGATGGCTTACGCACCGGTGATGCCGTAACGCAAGGCTATGGTATCAATCAGCATGGTACCAGGCCTGGATATATTGGTGGAAATGTAGGTAACTGGTCGGCGGGATGCTTGGTTGGCCAATGGTGGCCAGAGCACATGAGTTTTATCCAGTTAATGGCAACCGATCCCCGTTATCTTTCAAACAAGAAATTTGTATTCACCACGGCCATCATCGCGGGTGATGATTTTGTAAAATTTTTTGGCCAATGATCCTTGCAGGAGTGATTTTAATTGGGCTGTGTATGGCGCTTTCGCTTATGTGGAGAAAACGATAGCCAAATTTTGTTAACACCGTTACCAACACTTTGTTAACACCGATCGGCGGGCTTATGGTGCAAATGACCAAATCTTTGCACCATGAGTGTTTTCAACCCGTTATCATGGTTTCAAAAGTCGCAAAAACGCGGCGGTGTAACTTCCAGCGTTGGCAATCCGGCCAACTGGCTGCTTGATTTATTGGCGGGTTCATCCAAGTCCGGCGCATTGGTTTCTGATGAAAGCGCCATAACCTTAGCAAGCGTATACACATGTAACTTAATTCTTTCCCAAACGATTGGGAGTTTGAAAATAGGCTTATACCAAAACCTGCCCAATGGTGATACCCGTCTGGCTCCGAAAAAAATCGAACACCAGATCATTGCCACCAATCCCTCCACCCTATATACTCCTTACACATTACGCAGTACCATGCAGTTCCATTTGGGCCTGCGTGGCAATGCGTATGCTAGGCAATTGCGCGATCCGCTTACGGGTAGAGTGCGAGAATTGAGGCTTTTACACCCCAATTATGTGCGTCCGTTTTTTTTCGAAGATGAACTTTTCTACGAAATAACGGCCAATCCTAATGGCGGCTATTCAAAAAATGAAATAGTTCGGCCCGATGATGTGTTGCATATCCGCTCACTGAGCACCGATGGTATTTTAGGCCGTTCACCCATCGCCGTTTTGCGCGACACGATTGGTATGGGCCTGAGCGGGCGCGATTACGCTGCTGGTATCATGAAAAACCAGGGCATTTTGCGCGGTATCCTGAAACACCCTGGTAAACTTACAACGGATCAGGTAGCCGATAACCGCGAAAGCTTCAAAAAGCCAATGTTGAGCGGTGATTTTCCTATTTTGCAAAACGGCATGGAGTTTCAAGCCATTACGCTGAAACCTGCCGATGCAGAGTTCATCAACACCGCAAAACTTACGCGCACCGACATTTGTGGAGCTTACCGTGTGCCTGCGCACATGACCGGCGACTTGGAGAAAGCAACTTTCTCCAACATTGAGCAGCAAAGCCTGGAGTTTATGCAGTACACCATTGCTCCCTGGGCTGAATGTTACGAGCAGGAACTCAATCGTACTGTGCTGCCTTACTCCATGCGCGGAGAATACTTTTTCAATTTTGATTTGGATGGAATACTGCGCGGCGATACGGCTACTCGTACTGCTTACTACATGCGTGCGCGCCAATGGGGCTGGATGAGTGTGAATGAAATCCGGCGCAAAGAAGGTATGCCCTTCATCGATGGCGGTGACACCTATCTCACGCCGCTCAATATGGTAGATAGTAATAACCCGGATGCAGCAGGCAATGCCAGCACCGACAACAATACAGCGAATGCGCCACAAGGACAGTGATATTGACAAGAAGTATCAGGAGATGCGCCAAATGCGCGTATGCAACATCCAGCGCCGCGATGCGGGTGAGGATGCTAATTTGCCCGGCGCTGCTGAAAGTAATAGCCGTATGGTATTTGGCTATGCCATGCTTTATGATACACCCACGGTTTTATTCGAGTGGGATGATTGTCAATACATTGAAGTAATTGAGCGCGGAGCCGCAACGGAAGCCTTGAAAACCAGCGATATCCGAGCTTTATTCAATCATAACCCTAACTATATCCTTGCGCGTACTTCGAGTAATACGCTCATAGTGCAGGAGGATGAGAAGGGGCTGTATTTTGAATTTGAGGCTCCGGAAACTAGCATGGGTAATGATTTGCTGGTATCGATCCAGCGTGGCGATATCTCACAGGCCTCTTTTGCCTTTGATATTTCCGAGCGCACCATTTTGCGCGAAGAAAAAGCCGATGGGAAAGAGGTAGTGACCATCACCATAAAGAAAATGGGCCAATTATATGACGTGAGTCCGGTGACTTATCCGGCTTACGAAGATACGGAGGTATCCATGCGCAGTATGATCACGCAAATACAGGCCGAACCCAAAGCCGACCAACCAAATGAAATCACCTGGGCGCAGTTTGCTGACGCAGCACAAGCCCTTTATTCAAACTAAAAATAACACTAAATGTCAAAAGCACTTCAACTGCGCCAAAAGGCTGGTGAACTTCTGAATGCCTGGCAAAAAGCCATGGAATTGCGCGATGGCACAACTGATGTCGAACAGCGCAAAGCAAAAAATATTGAAGTCGAAACCGCAAAAGCGGCTTACGACCAAATCCAAGTGGAATTGCGCGACGCTGAAAGCATGGAAGCCGCTCAAACGGCTGCTGCTGGTGAGCACGCTCGCACCCAGCGCTCAGTTGTCCAGCCTGGCCCTGCCGGTGGTGAACTTCGGGACCTCAATAAGATCCGGCAGCAGTACAGCATGGTGCGCGCCATGCGTATGGCCAGCCAGGGCAAGCAACTGGAAGGCCTGGAGGCTGAAATGTTTCAGGAGGCTGACCGCGAAGCGCGCGCAGCAGGTATTTCCCTGAATGGCACTATTCGCATCCCAAATATTATGCAGCCCGAACAACGTGCCGATTTGGCCGTTGGTACCAATTCTGCTGGCGGATTCACCGTTGCTACTGAAATTGGTCAACTGATCAATATTTTGGAGCCACAGTTGGTTACGCGCAAATTGGGCGCTACTTATCTCACTGGCCTGCAAGGCAACATTCAGTTTCCTCGTAACAACGGAGATGTGTCTTCCGTGTGGGAGGGTGAAAATACCGATAATGATGCATCGGATGTAACTTTTGACACCGTAACGCTTAGCCCTAAGCGCTTGGGTTCATTTGTGATTATCGGCAAGCAGTTGATTGCGCAATCATCCGTTTCCATTGAAAACCTCGTGCGCTCGCGCATGAATTTTTCCATCGCCAAAGCGGTCGATACTGCGGCAATCAATGGCTCTGGCTCATCCAACCAGCCGACAGGTATTTTGAATACTTCGGGTATTGGTTCGGTGGCGATTGGTGCGAATGGTGGCGTCCCTACTTTTGCAAATATTGTGGATTTGGAAACGGCTGTTGCTGTTGCCAATGCCGATATGGGCCGCCTCGCTTACCTCACTACCAGCGGTATTCGCGGTAAGTTAAAGCAAACCGAAAAAACCAGCACCAGTACGGCACAGTTCATTTGGACCGATACCATGGGGCCAACTGGTCGCCAGGGCGAGTTGAACGGCCTTAATGCCTTCACCAGCTCTTTGGTGCCAAGCACCTTGACCAAAGGTACAGCCTCCGCTATTTGCCACGCGATCTTGTTTGGTAATTTTGAAGACTTGCTCATTGGCCAATGGGCGGGCCTCGATCTTACCCTGGATAATATCACTTTGGCGGGAAAAGCACAGATCAAATTGATTATCAACTCATGGTGGGACGTGGCTGTACGTCAACCTGCCAGTTTTGCGGCGATCAAAGACGCCAAGTTGTCCTAGTCGGTTTTTCATTGTTTGTTTTTTGAATTGTTAAGGTTTATTGGGCGGGCTGCCCATCGTGGCAGCCCGCATTTTTTTGGATAGAAAATGATCAGAATCAAGTTCATAAAAAGCCCTTCGTGCGATCCTTACTTTCTTGCCTACTTCGAAGGCGATGAGACTATGATTGAAACGCCAGTTGGCCTGGAATTAATTGCGCAAGGTGTAGCAGTGCCATTGGATACGCATGGCCACGCTGGTACTGATCCAGGCGACAACCAGGTAAAGCAAACGGCTGAGGCCAAACACCTAGGTAAGCAAAAACGATAAATGTCCGTAACCGATCCGCAACAAATAAGCCTGGTACCCAATGTGGTCAATTTTGCCTTGTACCAGGGCGATACGCTTACTTTCACTGTCACCGTGAAAAATAGCAATGGATCGGCATACCCGCTTACAGGCAGCAATAGCACTATGAAAATAAAGCGCCTGAGTGGCACCGAAGTGATTTCGCTTACCGTAGGCTCCGGCATTACTTACACCAATGCGGCTGGTGGAATTATGAGCGTGACAATTACCGCTACGCAATCGGCAGCACTGCCTACCGAAAAGGCGCTGGCGTATGATCTGCAATTGGAGCAAAGTAGCGGTACTATTATCAATACACTGGTGCGCGGGACTATCACTGTTACCCCTCAAATTACATCGTAATGGCAGACGTAACGGTAGTAGTGCAGTCTACAACAATTGCAGTAACGGTGAGTATTGCGGGCATTATCATCAATGATTACTACCTCGATGATGACGATGCAAAGGCAAATGGCTTGATTGCAACACAGGCCTACAAATTGGCAGAAAACAATAACTATACCCTTCCCAAGGGTATGGTGAAAATTATAGATGGATGAAAAATATACTTATAATTGTTTTTATGGCACTCACCACTTTTTGCCTGGCGCAAAGTAACCAGGTAAAAACACCCGGCGTATCGTATAGCGCTGGTGCACCCAATTGGACGCCTGCTGTAAATACAGCCAGTGAGATTGCTATTGATACCGTGTCGAAACGGGTATATTTTTGGAATCGAAAAGCCCGCATTTGGGATTTGCAAGGTCGCGGCGTAGATCAAACATCCGGTTCTACGGCACCGGCTTATACGCCTAGCCAAACAGATTCATATGTTGCTGTGAATAATGCAAATCCGCCAGAAATATATGTTTGGAGTGGATCGGCTTGGCTGAAGGCTGGTGGGGTTACTTATTCGGCTGGCACCGGCATTGCCATTTCCGGCAGCAATGTTATTAGTAATACGGGCGACCTATCCACTACAAACGAACTACAAACGCTTTCAGTCGCCACAAATACGGCAACGCTTTCCAATTCGGGCGGATCGGTAACTATTGCGGGTGGCGGAATAAATAGTGTAAGTACGTCCGGCACAACTATAACCGTCACGGGTAATGAAGGAGACGGCAGCACAAGCAATGAATTAAACACAGGTTTCGACGTAAGCGGCGGCAACCTTCGCATAATTGATCCGGGGGCAACGCGCACCGTTCCAGTTACAACCATTGCGCCTGACCAATCGGTAACGAACGAAATTCAAGCCATTGACACGCTGCGCGTAAATGGCGCAAACTTGGAACTATCCCTAAGTAGCGATTTACAGCCCGCTAAAACGCTGGCAGTGTCAAGCATTGCGCCTATTCAGGCACTTGCAAATGGCACGGGCATAAGCATATCGGGAACAATTACAAAAACTATTACAAATAGCGCACCCGATCAAACGGTGGCAATTACGGGCGCTGGCAGCGTTGCCGTGTCCGGTACTTATCCATCGTTTACGGTGACGGGGAATGGAATATCAGCCCTCACGGGTGACGTAACAGCCACAGGGCCGGGTAGCGCGGCGTCTACGATTGCGGCGGGGGTAGTGACGGCAGCGAAATTAGCAACAGGCGCAGTAGGGGATTCAAGCAAAGTTGCCGCAGCAGCAATCACAACTACACGAATTGCAGACGGCGCTATATGGGCGGTAGATATTGCAGCAAACGCCGTGACAGCCGCTAAAATTGCCAATAGCGCAGTAACGAGCGCAAAGTTGGCATCAGGTGCCGTTTCGGATAGTACCAAGATGGGGACTAATGTGATTGAACAATCAAATATTGATAATCAATCTGTGTGGGCGCGGCATCTTGCTCGAATGGGAGCAAGTAGCGGGCAGGTTTTGAAATGGGATGGTTATATTTGGGCACCGGCTATTGATGGCGGGCTTTCTGGCTCAGGTGTTGATGGGCAAATATCTTATTGGGCATCTGGCACAATTGCGGGAAGTTCAAATTTTACTTGGGATGGGGCAAAAATTGGCTTATCTGGGCAACTTAAATTTTCTTCTCCTAGCGATGGCCGTTGGTTGTTACAAAATAATGCAAGTACTGATTTTGAGCGATTCCAAGCAGGCGGTACTACATCTAGTTTCCCCGCGTTGCAATTCTCGTCAGCACAAACTGTAACATTGACTTTCACCAATGGTTCAGCCGATATTGCAACCACTGCCAATACTTTCAAGGCGGGAGACATAGTTCGTTTGACGCAAAGCGGCCAACCTTTACCCGTCAACTTTTATACGTTGACGGACTACTTTGTGCAAAGCACGAATCTTTCAAGCACAAATATTCAATTGGCTCGTGGACCATTTATGGCTTCCATCACTGCCGGAGCGATCACAGCAGGTGGCACATATACGGCGGTTAGGCAGGTCAGCGTTGCAGCTCGCTTGGCAGACAACAGCGCCGGATCAAACTTAACAGTTGGCAGAACTTTCGTTAAGGATTTTTTGCAGGTTGAAAATTCCACATTGAATCGTAGCGTCCGCCTTACGGAGGACGCTTTATTCGGTAGTCGAACTGTTGATGGTGGATACGCAGGAAGTATTCAATTCGGGACAGGTGCAGATATAACTGTCAATACTAGGTCAAATACAACTTTTAATATCAACGGTAGCAATGTTGCGCGATTTAATGATGGGGTCGGCGTTGCTTCTGAAGGGATACTACAAGTAGGAGGATCAAATAATAATGGGCTTGTAGGTTCAACGGCATCATCTGGTACAACTAACGGCATAGCATTAAACATACGCCCACTTATTAACAATACCGGGACATATTCAGGGAAATATACAGGTATTTATTACAATCCTAACACAACTTCGCTCACTGGTACAGATCACCGAGCCATCGAGACATTGGTGGGTGATGTTCGCTTTGGTTCAACAAATGGGAACGTGGGCATAGGTATGGCAACGGGAAGCGCACTGCCAAGCCGTTTTTATACTCAAGGCTCTGGCGCAACATCATCTACATGGACAGCGCAGTTTCACAATTCTAGCGGTACAAATAATGCATTTGTGATACGTGATGATGGCTTTATTGGGATCAGAACAAACGCGCCTACAGATCTTTTGGATGTTAATGGCACAAACGGCTACACCCAACTACGCCTACGCTCCACATACACTCCCACATCAAGCAGTGATACAAATGGTAACACAGGCGACATAGCATGGGATGCAAACTATATCTATGTCAAAACTGCTGCGGGCTGGAAACGCAGTGCATTAACTACATGGTAAACCAAACAAACATGAAAAAACTACTTTTTGCTTTCATGCTGATTTTTTCAGCACTACAAGCGCAAGCGCAAACGCCCACAATCGTAAAGGATACTACATACCAAGTAGTTTCTGGCAGTATCGGCTATACCGTCAGCCGAATTGATTACAGCGACGGCACTTACAGCGAAAGCCGCGCCCTATTGGGCGATACAACTGCCACGTTCAATAGTGTGGTATCCGCCATCGAAAAGCGGGCAAATGAAATTTCCGCCGCCGCAATCATTGCCATGAACGCCCGGCAATTCACAAACGAGTCAGTAAAAAAGGATACGCTGATTACAGCGCTATTGGGGCGCTCGCCGATTACTTTTCTTATGGATACCTATACGCAGGAATTTACCTCTGGGAGTTGGGCATTGACTTACAATGGCGCAACCACAGCCGTAACTTTTCCCGTGCTATCTACAAATAAGCGGCGAAGGCTACTACCACAAGGCGGCACAGCCCGAACAATGATTGTATTCGGAAATATGATGCGCTTGGTCAATTATCCAGTAACGGGCAATAATATTCTATACCGTGTAAAGGAGGGGTATTGGGCAAGCATTGATAAATCAATCATTTTACAACGATGAAAACGATATACATATTTGCATTTCTTTTATGCAGCCTATCTGCATTTGCACAGCGCACAGTTGTGACTGATACCTCGTTTATCAGTAATACGTCTGGAACTTATTTCGAAACCCGTGCAATCACTTACAGCAACGGTGAAACCTCAACGGTAAAAACGCTCATTGGTGACACGTTGGCAGTAGCCAACATATACCTGAACGCAGCCAACACTGAAGGCCGCCAACTTGCAGCAGCCGTCGCTCTAGTTGTAAACCGCAATACCACAACCGCCAATATTCGCAGATATGACAATACCTGCGCAGCATCCACCGGGCGCGGGGTATTTGCGCGAACACAAGAAAAGTTACAAAGTAAATGGGTCGGGGAAACGCTATCATTCAAAGATTCGGGCGTCACAAAAACAGCAACCGTTACCAAAGCGGGGAATGGCACATTGCAAATTGTGATTGGTACGGATGCGGCGCGGGTTTTTCAGTTATGGGGGGAAGGTGCGGTAAGGATTTCCGGTTATCCATCAGGGTCGAGCGTGTTGTATTTATATAACCTGGATAACAAGGTTTTCAGCGATTTTGCCGGAAACACCACGCTTACGCGCACAACTTCATTATGATGAAAGCAATATACATATTTGCGTTTCTCTTATGCAGCCTATCTGCATTTTCCCAGTACACTACTAGCGCCTTGGTAGAAAATGAACATCCGCCAAAACTTAACTGGATAAAGCCGGAACTGAAAAAAGCCATTCCAGCCTTTTCGCTTTCTTTCATCGCAGGCACCGCATGGGGCCTGCACGAAGCGCTCCAATACCGCAAGGATGTATTTTTCAAGCGGTTTCCAGGCGCTAACCGTCAATATTTTGACCCATCCATCAGCTGGGAAAATAAGTACATGCGCCCAGGTGTGCCCGTGCAATTAACGGACGCCAAGCACCTGACATTCGCGCTCAACAACATCGCATTATCCAGCGCAATCAGCGCGGCAACTATATACTGCACCATTCCCATTGTGCGCCCAAAATCGGGCCGGAAATGGTGGGATATACCTGGTAGAATACTCATTCAATCGGCGGCCATAAGTGCTGGCTATACCCTTGGGAACTGGCTAACTTTCGATCAACTTTTTAAGCAATAACTCAAAACTGCCCTCCTGGGCGATAAACTGAAAAGGAAATGAAAAATTTAAAAGAAAGCCTTTTAGGCACCAATTTTTGGGTAAATTTACTTTTGCTCGTAGGCTCTTTATGGGGATTGCAAGAGCCTAGCGCAACTTCAATTGTCGTAGCAATTTTCGGCATCGTGGGTGCCTTTTTTACCGTGCGCAACTTTTTGGTATCGGCCAAATTTGTTGGCGTAAAAGCATGGGCTACAAGCCCTAATACGCTATCATTGCTAAGTGCTGTAATTGGCGCAGCCATACCTGCGGCAGCGCCACTGGTGCCTGCAATTGGCGATTTGGCTAAAGCATTTGCCAGTGGTAACTGGGCTTCTATCATTACAGCCGGGTTGTCGCTGCTATCCTTGGTCTATTTCCTTTTCATAAAAAATAACCAGGTAAAATTGCCCGGCGCTACTGGCATAATTGTGCTTATTGTAGGCGCAAGCCTTGGTGTTACCGCATGTACCAATACCGCGCCCACTCAAAACGATACCACTGCACATTTTTGCAAAACGATCAGCACATTACCCGCAGTATCGGGTGGCGTGAATGATCGGGCAATGGGCTATATCAATAAATGGTGGCCACAAAGCGCAGAACTGAAAATTGGCTTTCCATGGGGCGGTACGAATAGCCAAAAACAAATGGTAAAACTCGCATTTGAGCACTGGAAATCTGTACCGGTGAATCTTACCTTTTCCTATCCATCGGCAGGTCCCTATAATATCCGTGTGAAATTTGATGAATCGGATGGCTCCTGGAGTTATGTCGGTATTGATTGCCAGAGTATTCCACAAAACGAACCCACCATGAATATTGGATGGGTAGAGCAAGCCGCCAATGATCATGAGGCTGGCCACGCACTCGGATTGCTACACGAGCATCAAAATCCCACCAAGGCTATTTGCTGGAACCAGGCGCAAGTTGTGAAAGACTTGAGCGGGCCGCCAAACAATTGGAATCTCGAAACAATCCAATTCAACGTGTTGACACCTTACACGGTGGGCCAGGTGATTACAACCGAGCATGATGCATTCAGCATTATGCACTACCCTATTCCCTCCAGTTGGACCTGTGATAAGGTGGCAATACCGGGCGGGCAAGTAATCAGCCCAGCCGATAAAGCCTTTATTGCAGCGCGGTACCCCTCTGGCACGACTACGCCACCGGTGGTAGAAAAAGTGAGCATCACAAAAGCGCAAGCGGCCAATATTGTGCGACTTCAATCAAGGTCGCGCTTATATGCCGATAGCGCCATAAATGTCACCAAAAAGGCCTTCAATCTGTAATGGTTATCACGAAAGAAAACCTGCGCACGCTGCTTGAACTGGCAGATTTGGCACGCAGCACTGGCAAAATCGGATTTGAGGCGATGGCCACGGTGGCTGATGCTGTGACTAATGTAACGCAGGTACATAATGCCATTGCACCCGGTCAGGTATTGATGATTGTGGAGGTGGCCAGTAAGCCCAATGCCCGGCAAGTAGAACTGCCCGAACAAGAAGATGACGCACCCGGCAGCAATGCCCCCAAATAAAAACAATGGCTGATACATATCAAGGATACCAGGTAACTACTGCAAATGCCGACCTACCCATCACAATGGAGATGGTACGCACGCATTTGCGGCTGGATGATATTACCAGCGAGGATCTTGTTATCCAATCCTATGTGCAGGCTGCTGCATCCTATATTGAAAAAATGTACGGCGTAGCACTACTTACGCAAACAATCAAGGAATACCACGCTGGCTTTCCAGCCGATGACAATATAGGTATCAATCTGCGCATATCGCCAGTAATAAGTATTACCAGCGTGAAGTACATTGATGATAACGGAGCGGAGCAAACTTGGAGTAATACGCTGTACACCACGGGTATTGTACGGCAAACAGCCTTTGTGATACCTAAACACAATCAGTCATGGCCCAAGTCGCAATCGCTACCCAACAGCGTAGTGATTGAATACCAGGCAGGCTTCGGCGATGGCCCGGCATTCATACCACAACCAATCAAGCAGGCGATCCTGCTGATGGTGGGTGATATGGATCAGAATCGAGAGGATAACGTTGTAAGGCTACCACGCGCCAGCGAAATGCTGTTGGCTGGCTGGTTTAAATTTAGTGCGTGATGGCAAAGGCAAAAGTATTGATTGGGGACCTGAATCGCCGCATTGAAATATATGAGGCATCGACAACGCTCAGTCTGAGTGGTGCCGAAATAATTACCTGGACTTGCGTGCATACCTGTATGGCTAAGGTAGAGTTTCCGAGTACCGGCAATAGTGAAACATATATTGCCGATCAACAAACGAGCATTACCCGGGTGGATTACACGATCAGGTACCGCGCCGGCATCACTGCCAAGCATAAAGTCACCTATAAGGGTGTTGATTATGATATACGCAACATTGGGGAAATTGGCCGCAGGCAATACCTGCAACTCCAGTGTGAAAGTAGAATTTGATTTTTTTCATTCTCTGCGCCCGCTGCCCCGCGCGTGGCCATACGTTCGGGTGCAGTTGGTGTGGGCTTTTTGAGGTAAAAAACATGGTTGGTAAATATTTGCGTAATCGACTGATAAACAATGCCACGGTGAATGCCTTGATTAATGGGCGGTTTCATCCTATTTGGATACCGCAACTGAGCGATAAACCTGCGGTCGCATTTTCCTGCACTATAACGCCGGGCGATGCGACAAAAATAGATAGAGCGACCTACGACAATTATGATGTGACCCTCAATATATGGGGTGAGGATTACGACCAGTTGGATGCGATTGATACGGCGATCAGGAATGAATTGGATTTTACCCGAGGAACGACTGAAGGCATAACCGTGAAGCAAATTGAATACCATGGCGGTAGTGATACTACGGATGAAAAAGGAGAGTTCATTTGCCGCGAGGCACGATATAGAGTAAGCGTAGTACGATGACACCGGAGCAAGAAATTGAAATCATCGTTGCCAAACTGCGTAAGTATGGCAACCTAGTAGCGGGGGAGCGCAAACGTGTTGCCTCACTGGGCGGTGCCTATATGGCAAGCAGCCTGGAAGCCGCCGCGCCACGCGGTAAAAAGGTGCATAAGCGCTACAGTACGGCAAAAGTAGCCAAGCGGATGCGCGCGCCTAAAGGATCGGGCCGAGTGGTAGCGACTTATTACCCAGGTAACCTGGGAATGAGTTTGCAAGTACTGCCGTTCAATAGGGCCAATACAAAGGTGTTCGTAGGTGCAAAACTGGCACGCAGGGCCACTGGATCGTTCGGACAAGGCAAGCGCACGGATGGTTACTACTTGAACATGGTGGAAAATGGCACGGCAAAAAGCGGATCAAGGCCATTTTACCGCGCTACGGTAGAAAGGTCCAAAGATCGAGTATACAAGTTGATGGAGCGCGAATGGAGGCGCATTTCACAAAAGTTTGAAAACGAAAATAAAATCGTATAGCATGAAAGTTCAATTGCTCAAAGAAATCGATAATGAGCCTGCCATTTTCCCAATCGGATCAGTGATCCAGGTAACGGATAGCGATGGTCAGGCATTGATTGATGCCGGAACCGCAAAGCGGGTACCGGATGAAACGCCAGCCCGTATAGATCCTACTGGATATATGGGATGTGTGCCTCCACAACAACTGCAAGCATCGGCAGCAAGCAAAACGCCGATTGTGCCTGAAAAGGAAAAGTAAAAAATAAAGGGTGTCAATGGCCTGATACTATACTGTAAACAATATAAACGCTTTAAAATGGCAACTACAGGAACAGTCATTTCAGGCCTTATGGCCATCTATACTGGCGCTACACCTGCAAAAATTACCTGCCAGGTAAACGCAAGTCTAAACTTGAAACGCGACACCCGTGATATCACCTGTAAAGATTCGGGTGATTGGGAGGATGCGCTACCAGCACGTAAAAGCTGGACACTGAGTGGTACCGGAAATCTAGCCCTCGATGCTACCAATGGCTGGAAACAATTGTACACGGCATGGGATGCTGGAACGGCCTTAGCCTGTGTATTTCAAACCGGTGTGACCGGTGATGAAAAGTACTCCGGAAGTGCTTATGTGACCTCTTTGAGCGCCGACAGCTCCGGCAGTCAGGAGAACGTTACGTTCTCCTTTGAACTGAAAGGAAACGGTGCATTGACCAAAGCAACAACTTAGATTTAATCCATTGCAAAAACCGGTTTAAGAAAGGCGCGGGATCTGTCCTGCGCCTTTTTACCAAATACAAAATTTATGGCCATGTTGAAAACATTGACGATTGACGGGGTAAAATACCCGTTTTTATTTGGATTCTACGCAATGCTGTACGCCGAGGAAGAACTCGGAGTAAACATTGATAAAATACTCGATGGTAATCCGGAACCCTTGGATATGCTGCGTGTGCTGCCAGCATTCACGCTCAGCGGCATCAAAAATGGCCAGTACGCAACTGGGAAGGATACAGATTTAACACTGCAAGAAATCAAAATTGCATTCGATAAAGATCCAGGCGCAATGAAACGCGCTGAGGCGCTGGTAGCGCAAGCGCTGAATGATTTTACAACAGCCCGATTGGAATCGGGTAGCGATGAAAAAGCAGATACAGCAAAGAAGGGGCGGCAGGGGGTGAAACCGCAGGCGTAAAATGGCAGCGATGGGTAGCCATGGCCGGCGCAATGGGATGGGATGATCATCGCTTTTACTGCTCAACGCCACGCTTCTTTTTCAATGCCTATAAAGGATGGGCAGATATACGACAAAACGAATACCGTCGCAGTTGGGAGCAAACGCGGCTTATAGCATATATCACAGCAGCAGGAAAAGGCGCTAAAGTGACACCGGAGGATATTGTACCACTCCCATGGATAGATGATGTAAAAAAGCTTGTTGATTTCCCGGAAATAACCAAAGAGGAGTACGAAAAGTTTGGGGAGGAGGCAGATTTGATCTTTCAAAAAATGCAAAGCGAATGGCAACAATAGCAAGTTTAAATGTTGCAATCGGAACGTCGATAGCCGATTTGCAAAAAGGCCTCCGGCAAGCGGAGCGCGAGTTTCGCAGTAGCGGGGCCAAACTTGCTCGTGCGGGTAATGAACTGAGCCAAACGCTTAGCCTTTCGATTGGTGCTTTTGGTTTAGGGGCAGTAAAGGCTGGGGGCGATATAGAGCAAATGTCGCTTAGTTTGCAAACTACCATGGGCGCGGCTGGGCGCAGCGTAGGCGATGCTAAAACGGAACTAGATGCGCTGCGCAAAATAGCCCTTGCGCCAGGACTGGACTTTGATCAGGCAGTAAAGGGCTCGCTTCGGTTGCAGGGCGTGGGTTTTTCGGCTGAGCAGGCTCGGAAAACTTTGCAGGAGTTTGGAAATGCCGTATCGGTATCGGGTGGCGATCCTACTAGCCTGGATCGTGTTACGGTGCAACTTGCGCAAATTACAGGTAAGGGCAAGGTACTGAATGAGGATCTGATGATTCTCAAAGAAAACATGCCCAGCGTAAGCGCGGCCATGGTAAAAGCGTTTGGCACTGCTGATGCAGAAGGAATCCGGAAACTAGGGCTAAGTGGAAAGGAATTTGTATCAAAACTCACAGAGGAACTTTCTAAAATACCGCGCGCCACCGGTGGCATTAATAATGCCCTGGTGAACATGGCCAGTAGCATTAAGGAAAGTATGGGCAAAATCGGGATGGATATTGCCAAGGCAATTGACCTGGTGGGGCTTTCCGAAAAATTCAGTGCGGCGGTGGGTACTATGTCCGAGGGATTTGCAAGCCTGAGCGATGGTACCAAGCAATTTATTGTATATACAGGTTTAGCAGCGGTGGCCATTGGCCCGCTGTTTAAGGGCATGGGTGCCATCAAGTTGCTGGCCTCTGAGGTAGTAGGCGGCATGCAAGGTATGGTAAGTGCATTTGGAGCATTATCAGGTAGCGTAATTCAATCGGCTACCTATTTTGGTGGCGTATTGCGCACTATTGCGGCTTTCAGCGCGGCAGCAATTGCGGTAACGGGTGTGGTGGCGGTACTGGGCATTGGTATATATGCCATGGCCAATCAGTTTGATGCGGCGGAATTTGCCTCTAGCGAATTTAACAAAGCGCAAAAAAACATCATTGAAGATACCGCCAAGGAGCGCGGCGAGGTAGCGGCCTCTTTTGCCGTGCTGAAAAGCGATACCAGTACTAGGATGCAGAAACTGGATGCGATGAAATTGCTCCAGAATAACTACCCTACTTATTTGCGCGGCATTGACTTGGAAAAGGCGACCGTAGCGCAACTTACCGAGATTCAGAATGGACTGAATGCCAGTATACTGCGTGGTGTGGCTGAGCGGCAAAAAGTGGCGGCGGTGACTGCTATATACGAAAAGCAGGCGCAAATGATTTTGCGTGTGCAACAGTTGCAAGGTGGTGGATCGGTGACGGTGGGCGAAAGTACCCAGGTGAATACGGGTGAAATGATTAAGGCCGGTGGTGTGCGGGCTGCCGTGATGGCAAAATTGCAAAAGCAGATAGAGCAACTTGGGCAGGAAGCAAATACCACCGCAGCACAATTCGATAAGGCTTTTGGCACCCAGGCGCGGGCAATAGACCTCACACTGAAAGCCGAATATGATGCCCGCGATGCCTACGAGGCCGGGAAAGATAGCCTAGTGGACCTGACGGCAAAAACGGATAAGCACGTACTTTCAGAAAAGGAACTGGCAAAAGCAAAGCGCGAGCGGCTGAAACTCGAAAAAGAGGTAAATAAAAGCCTGGAGGCAGATATTGAGCAGTTGTTGCTGATCAATCAGTTAGAGGAGGAGGCAAAGCAGCGCAATGCAACACCAGTGATACCATTTGGCTCACAATTGCGTACTAGCAACGACCAGTATAAGGCATTGCCATCGGTGAAGATGAGCGATAGCACGGTAAAGGGCTATGCTGATAAGGTAAAAAGCGCAATGTTTGATATTCAATTGGCAATCAATGGGGTAAAGGAACCCATGGAGCAATTGGACGCGCTTTTTCAAAAAGGAAGTATCAACTTTTCAGAAGCATGGAAACTTGCCAGCGCTGAAATACAGGCCAGCGGTGATGTAATGACAAAGGCCGCGCTGGCTGCAACTATGAGTGCGCAGGATTATGCAGAAAAAGGCGGCAGCAGTTTTAAGGAGTTGGGTAAAGCCGCTTTGGCGGGCGGTGCAAAAGTGGTGCGTAGTTATATCATGCAAGGTGTTGCTGCAGCTGTAAGCAAAGCGCTTACTACGGTGCCATTTCCTTTTAATGTGATTGCGGGCGGTATTGCGGGCGCTGCGGCGGGCACCCTATTCAACAAGTTGTTAGGGGCCTTGAAAATTCCGGCCATGGCCAAAGGTGGTTTGGTAAGCGGGCCTACCATCGCAATGGTAGGCGAATATGCCGGAGCCAGCAACAATCCGGAGGTTATTGCACCGCTCAATAAATTGCAGGAAATGATGGGTGGCGGATCGGTGGAACTGAGCCACGAAATACGCATAAGTGGTAATGATCTGCTTATATTGATTGAAAATGCGCAAAAGCGCAAAAACCGTGTAACAGGAAGGTAGGATGGCAAAACGATTTACATGCACGGCACCAAGCCTCAAAGGCGTAGTATACACGCTGGAAATATGGGATTCTACATTTTCGGGAACTGCTACGACTTTCAATGTAAGCAGCAGGCTTTTTGAGCAGCGCATATCGGGCCAGGCTGAGAAAAAGACTACTCGGATTATGGGCGGTGAGTTAACTTTTGACATGCTGATTGAAAACTCTACGCATGCACAGATCATTGCCGATCTACGTACGAGTAAAGAGGATCAATTTACGCTGAAAGTTACTACGGGCGCATCCTCCCCTACCCTATTCTGGACCGGGGTGATTATTGCCGATAATACCGAACAAGAGGATGCGAACTACCCATATCAATTCACCATAAAAGCAATATGCGGCCTTGGTGCGCTCAAAAACGTGCCGTATTACGATGCGGGCACTTTGTACACTGGTACGAAAACTTTCGTAGAACATATTAAAAACTGCCTTACGAAAATACCATCTTCGGCGCTGTATGCCAGTGGTGATGAGTTTTTCAGAACGTCGGTAGATTGGTGGGATGAAAATGTAACACCGGCCAATGCTACCGATCCGCTGAATGTGTACGGCGTGGACCATATTGCTTTTTATGATTTTCACACGAGTGGCGGTACTGAAAAAGACGTGCTGAGTTGCTATGATGTGCTGGATAACATACTTACGGCATTTGATGCCCGTATTATGATGGTGGATGGTGTGTACTGGATAGAGCAGCCAAGTTACCGCACGAGCAACTATGTGGGCAGGAAATACGCAAAGACTGGATCGTACCTGACTTTTTCCGCTTACGGATCACAAAATACATTGAACCGCACGGAAAGCGGCGCCAGAAATAGTGGCCAGGGTGGTACCTGGGATTATTACCCAGCCCTGAAAAAGGTGATTGTCAATTACAATGTGTTCAACCGGCGCAATATGTACCAGTTGGGTACGATTGTGAGCAATCCTTACGGTGGATCGTTCCCTGGCGGATCATTTACGCAGGAGATTGATAGCAGTGGCGGGAATAGTGTAATCAAAGCCACGGGCGATTTGAGCATTCAGGTAATCAATGCATCCTACTCCGGAAACCAGAACAACATGGTGTATGCTGTGTTTCGGGTGCAAATACGCATTGGGCTGCGGTATTGGGTGAATACCTATACGAAAGATATTCCAGGGAACAAGATAAACTATACTGCTGGCCAGTGGAGTGCAACGGCGGGGTATTTTTACTTGCATGTAATTATCAATCCGATTCCCAATAGTAACGTAGGCCTGAGCACCAGCATTAACATACTTACGCAGCCGCTTGTGCAGGATGGCGGGGATAACTTATTCACCCTTGAATTACATGCGATTGAAAAGGCCTGGGAGGCTGGCACCATCGCTACAAGTGTGATCAATGTGTGGCACCAAATCCCCAACATTTGGCTGGAGTTGTACGACCAGGGTACGCCGGATGCAAAGGAGGATATTACGCAATACACCGCCACCGGTGATGCAGGTAATAACATCATAGAAACGTATGATACCCGCATTGGCACGGGAACCAGCACCAACAGCGTGGGCCGGGTGCGGCGCAAAGTGGGTAGCAACTGGGTGGTAACGGGGAATTGGGGCATAGGATCAGAAGCGAAGAACAAAAAACTGAGCGATCTACTAGCCATCACTATTTTGCGCGGTCAATATACGCCAATTCGGAAAATGAGCACGGTGGCCTATGGTAGCATTGTGCTGTATCGAAAATTCGTTACAGACGGTGTGAGTTGGCTTTTCCAGGGCGGCACCTGGCGGGCAAGTGATGATGAATTAGCCGGTGATTTCTATGAGATCAATTACGGCACCGGTGGCGTGAATAGTACGCCGGTGAAAGTGATACAATTGGGGAATAATAACATCCCAATATTTGCCGGGAACGGAAACCCTACTACGGGCAACACTCCACCGGTGACCAGTGGAAATCCCGGATTTGGCAGCTCTCCCCCACCTGCGGTACTGTATCCTGTGAGTAACAACGCACTGAGCGCACCGGTGGCCACGGGAAGTATTACCAGTCTGCCAGTAGTGACAGCGCTTACGGGTAATGATTACGCGATCAATGATATCATTACCATTGTGAACCCGGTAACCGGCCAATTTGATAGCCTGACCATTACGGCCGGACCTACGGCTGGCGCTACAGCAATTGCGGTGAGTGGTACGCTTACGGCTAATTATCCGCAAGGGTCGTATTTGATCAAAAAGCCGATTGCGTATGCGTTCTCTTTGCCTACTACGACTAAGGGAAGCGTGCTTCGATTTAACAGGACTAGCGTAAAGTGGGAGGCTTATGATGGGGTTACAAATGGCCACGTACTTACCTGGGATGCTAGTACAAATGACTGGAAGGCTTCTGCGCCAACTACTGTTACACCAGCAAACGTAACGGCAGGATCCACTAAGGTAACGCTGGGTGGTACTCCAACGGGCGCTGCATTACAAGCATTCACTATTGATGTGAATGAGGCAAACTTAACCCTGAATAATATTGGCGGTACACTTGGGGTTGCAAAAGGCGGCACAGGCCTTACTGCGTTAGGTACTTCACTGCAATTACTGCGTACCAATGCAGCAGGTACAGCACTAGAGTATTTTACATTTACGGGTATTACCGGAACTCCATCAAACGTAACGGCAGGATCCACTAAGGTAACGCTGGGTGGTACTCCAACGGGCGCTGCATTACAAGCATTCACTATTGATGTGAATGAGGCAAACTTAACGCTGAATAATATTGGCGGTACACTTGGGGTTGCAAAAGGCGGCACAGGCCTTACTGCGTTAGGTACTTCACTGCAATTACTGCGTACCAATGCAGCAGGTACAGCACTAGAGTATTTTACATTTACGGGTATTACAGGAACTCCATCAAACGTAACGGCTGGATCAACTAAGGTAACGCTTGGAGGTACTCCAACGGGCGCTGCCTTGCAAGCATTCAGCGTAGATGTAAATGAGGCAAACTTAACGCTGAATAATATTGGCGGTACACTTGGGGTTGCAAAAGGCGGCACAGGCCTTACTGCGTTGGGTACTTCATTGCAATTATTGCGCACCAATGCAGCGGCCAATGCGCTGGAATACTTCACATTTTCGGGCTTACTGGCTCACTTACCGCTACACGCATCCCTTTTGCATCGGACGTTTCGGCGCTTAATGACGACAGCGCATTTACTTGGGACAATACCAATAAACGGCTGGTGATCGGTACAGGAACCTCTGCGGCTTATATCAATGTATTTGCAGGGGCTTTATCGAATGCTACGGAGTTTATTCGTTGCAGCGCCAATGTGAGCAATAACATGATTAACTCGTTAATCAATGTCAGTAATACATCGGCGGCAAATGCTATTGAAGCGATTTCGGTGGGCGGATCTGGCGCCACATCCAATGCGGGTGATCCGACTATTCAGTTTACCATAAGTACGGTCGTCACCACGGCGATGGGTCTTGATAATTCGGACAGTGACAAGTTTAAGATTACGCCTGGTGCATCGCTGCCAGGTGGAACGGTAAATCAAGGTCTTATCATTACTAACGACTCTGCGGCGCGGGTCGGTATTAATAAAGATGCCCCCTTACATGCGCTGGATGTGAGCGGTCGCACCATGAGTAATGTTTTTCAAAATCAAAGCACTGGCGTCACACTTGTTGCAGGCACGGGCGCGGGAACTTCCCCTACTCTATCATCAAGTGGCCATAGTAACTTTATCATTATTGGACTTACGACCGGAACTGCACCCGCCTTAAATGGCGATATTCTTACGGTTACGCTTGGTACCGCCTTTACAGCAACTTGTATTCCTGTGCTGGATGGCAATGATACATATCGGGCCAATATGGCATCATTTTACTGCACCTCACTGGCGGCAGGATCATTCAAAATTAAAAATAGGGGTACGGCACTACCGCAGAACACCTATTTCAACCTGTATCTAAACATAGGAGGCTATTAACATGATAACTTCAAGCGGGGACGTAATCTACGAAAGTGGATCAATTGAAAAATTCACAACGCCTGACACTTACTGTGATCCGCAGTATTTTCAGCGAACTGGCGACATTGTTGTAAATCTGCGAGTGGTACCCACGGGTAGTACAACCATTACCAGCGCAAACTTTATAATGCGCATAACAAAAAGCCAGGTAGATGCCAAAACCGGTACCGGTACCGGTGATACTGCCAAATGGCAAAATGCCGTGGAACAGGTGGTAAAGGATAATCTAGTAGCGCTCAATTCGGGTGTTACCTTTACGATTGTGTAACTAATTATTTGTCAACATAGTGGCGATAAAACCGGGATAAATGGCGTGAATTTTGCGTTAATGGCATAAAAACTACGTCATGCCTGGAACTACGCCACCACAACAATTTGATGTGATGACTGAATTTTTCAAAGTTATACTAGAATCGCTGCGTAAACAGCCCTTTCAGGTTATGCTGCTGCTGGCGGCCTGTTTTGTATTGTATAGTATGATGCAAGACGTAAAGCAGGAGGCCTTGAACACAAAAGCCGCACTGGAAGGAAAAATTGCCCAGGTAAATAATGAGGTGAAAGAGTGTATTACTCAAAAAGAAATCCTTAGCGTGGAACTTGCTACGCTACGTGAGCGGGTGAATACGTATTTGAGCAGTGCGCCTAAGCGGCGCAACTAAAGAAATACCTAAGGCGGGTAAATGCAAACGCCGCGCTGTACGATGGTACTGGCGCGGCGCTTTTTATAAGAAAACATGAAAGACGCAAATATCTGGGTAGTAGCCCCCACTCAGTTTCTGGCACTTGGTTCATTATGAAGTGCGTTGCGCAGTATCACCCTTGAGAGTGGCAGGTTTTGCTATACTATTTTACATTCATGTTTTCATTTTTAACCAGTTATGTGATTTGGTCTTTGCTCTGTGTTGTCCTGCGTATCATTTGCACCCAACAGAATATTAGCAATTTTAACACGCATTTCTTGTGGCAAAAAGAACGATCCGGTTTCTATTTTATGCCTGATATCAAGAGTACGGATCTGCTTAAGAATCTCCGTTTTTTCAAGGAACCTAACAATTAATTCACCTGTAATCAGGTCAAAATCTTCATCAGGCCTTCCAAAATGGCGCGAACCATTGGGCCGCTGAATAGCATTGGTCTTGATTTCATGTTTTAAAAAAGTGTAGGTTCGCTATTCGGCGGTGCCTGCCGATTGATTGAAAACTTGGCAAAATCAGCATCGGTCATTTGCTCAAAAACTCGCTTTGCAATTTGCAGAATATCGTATCGCTCTTGGTGCTCAATTTTTACAAAGCGGTCAACTTCGCCGTAAATTTTTGGCCAAACCTTACGCCGCATTTTGAGTTCGGTATCAAATTCTTTAATGATTTTCTTTCTCACTGGGTGCAGTTTTAGATAGTTTATTGAACCATTCTGGCTCTTTTGGATGAGCGGGCACCATTGCTGGCGTCGCTGTTGTTACTGTTGCGACCTTGCGTGTGCAGGATGTAACTACTGCGAATAAAATGAGCAATCCGGCCAACAAAAAACAGTAAAATGCAAACTTGTAGGTGTATTCTTTTTTCATGATGATTTGAAAATGTGGGCCGGATATTGCACCGGCCCTGGTGAATGTTGCTTAGATGCTCAATGCTTCGCTCCAGGCTTGAAAAAGTGTTCTTACCTGTTCAGGTGTAAGGCTGATTTCCTGCCAAATACCCTTTGCTTGGATTATGAATTTAAATCTGTGTTTGGGTGGTTCACCTGGGTAATCGCCGAAAATAAGTTTGGCTTTTTGGGTTTTACCGCTGTTTACATCGGTAATGGAAGTGCTTGTTTTTTGCTCAACAATTGTTGTCATGAAGGAGGGGGGAGATTTTATGTGTGTGAGATTATTATATGTCGGGCGGATTAGTGCAGTCAGCAACAATCATATTGAAGATTGTCGCTTTTCGCATTGAAAGGGGGATTATCTCTAATTCTCGGGCTGTTGGACTATGGCCCCAAAACGCTGCAAGTGCTTTGTAATAGGCTTTTGCGCGGTCGTAGGTGCGATAGGTGGGAATTTGGTCAAAACGTCCTTGTTCTGCCAGGTTGCTATTGTTCAAATCACGCAAAATAGAGGTGAATTTAGAGCGGGCATCGCCTTCGGTATGCGTGCTTTGGGTGCCGTCGCTCCAATTGATTGTTACGGTTGGGCGAGTGGCAGATAAATTAGCGGATACCTCAAACTCAACCTTTGGCATGTGCTGAGCACGTTGCTCGTGCAAGTCGATTGTCATTCCGGGCTTTGGCCCTGGCGTTACATCTATCTTGATATTGGTTGGCCCGGTTTGCCGATAAACCGGCACATCTGCCGGTTTGCTTGCGGCTGTTGATTGTGCGGCTGCCTGGCGCTGCTGGATGATCGCTTTAATTTTGGCAATGGTATTTTGGTAGATCCTGATACGGTCCGGTGTTGCGCTTGATTGCGCCATTCCGTTTTCCAGTACTTCTATTTCTGCTTGCAGTTCTGCTGTGCTCTTATGCATATTCCAGTGATATTTGTAGCGCTTTTAATTCGGCGCTTATTTGCGTTTTTTGTGTTGGATCATCGGCATAGTTGAATGCAATCAATAGCGCGTCAATTTCTGCCTGTACTTGATTGATATTGATAGTTGGAGCCTGCCCTACCCCATCGGCTTGCGGTGCTGCGTCCGTTGGTGTAGGGCTTACCTGAAAGCCCCGGACGCAGCGGCGGTAACATCTTCGCCATCAACAGTGCCATCGCCATTGGCATCGAGGTTGGGGTTTTTACTTAGGAACGATACCACTAGGAACATCCTAAAAAGGACCGTCATAATTTTGCTGCCTACGCCAAAAAGTTGGAATAAATTGGACATAGCGGCTTTTTGATCGTTGTTTTCCTTAATTGTTACCAGGCTTGTAGTGATTGCCTGATTGTTGATTGTGGCCAGGGCTGTGCTGTTACCACTTAAGGCAGATGTATACGCATCCTCCAATTTGGTGAGGTTGGCACGTTTCACTTTGGTCGCATTGGCTTTTTTTGCAGCCAGTTGCGAGGGTGCCCAATTGTTCCCTTGGCTTACCAACTTCACCAGGCTGGCATTTTGGCGTTCTACCCTACTCTCCTCCTGTTTAATTTCCGCTTTGAGGGCACTGATCTGCTGTTTTAGTGGCTTGATCTGCTCGTTCATAGTACTTGCCGCCTCGGCACTTACTTTGGCTGGATCAACAACAGGCTTTTGTTTGCTTGCTGCTGCAATGGGATCTTTTACCGTGTATACCGAAATGAAATCGGCATAAAACAGTAAACTCACGATAGCAGCCAAAATTACCCAGCGAAAAAATGCCATGGCTTTGATATAGCCTGGTTTTTCGATGTGTGATTCGGCCTTTGGGTAAAAAACAACCAACATTTGGAAGATTACCTCCTCCAAAAAATTTCTAAATGCAAAGTCGGTAACCATGGCCGACATAAAAGCGGCTAAAATGCCAAATGCTGCCTTAACAGTAAATGATTCGGTGTATTGGCCTGCGGCATTGTAGCCCCAGACCAAGAAGCCAGCCGAAGTGATCACCACGGCCACGCCGAGCATAAGCCGCTCGGCAAATAGCACGTGCCGATCAATACTGCGGCTGTTTTTTTGTGGATTAATAACTTGATTTTTCATTCTTTTACTTTCCTTAGATTTTCCGTAAATCTTCCATTAATGGGGATTTTACAAGAAAATCGCGTTTGAAAATTGCTGCGCTTGTTCCGGGTTTTCATTGGGCCATAACCGGAAAAATTGCAGGATGAATTGCGGGTGAATAGGGGAGGATTATTCGTAAGCCACCACCGGCAAACCGCCACGTTCGGCTTGCTTCAAAACCCGATCAACTTCGGATCGTAAGCAGTAGCGTTTTGCGCGATTTGGTGTTTTTGCTGGATCCACGATTGTTAGTAGTCCGGTTTCGAGAAACAACTTCTCGAAGGTTTTGGGGGCCATGCTTTGACCTGGGCGGCGACCAAGTTTGGCGCGAATATCGGCCACCTCAATCAGTGCATCTTCTGCCCGAGATTTGAGGACAAGCCCTCTGTGTTCTAACTCATCCACCATGAATGCGGCGAGTTGTTTCAAGGTTTCAGTTTCGCTCAACTGAAACACTGCTTTTGCTTGTAAACTCATGATAAGTAATCAGTTATAGCGGTTTTAAAATCGTCCTCACTCCTCGTTACGATGTACTTAAATCCCATTGCTTCCACTTGCGTTTGAAATTCAATTTGCTCAGGCGATTGCTTGCCTTTCTTGAACTTCATCTCAATAAAAACCCCATGCGTTCCCATGATCGGAATGGCCAAAAACAGATCAGCCACGCCGCGACGAACGCCTTCGCTTTTCAAGATCCCGGCAGTAGATTTGTTGCGGTGGCCACCGTTGGGGATGGCAAAGAGCAATTGGGTACATCCGGGATACTTTTTGTCGAACCAAGCTACACAGCGGGCTTGGAGATCGCTTTCTGATTCGGGCGGAAAAAACGCTCTCAAATCGTTTCTAATGAACTTTCTCATGTCGTGATGTCCGAGTATAGCCGAAAGGGTGGCAAAATTGAGCCTGTGTGGCTTCTGTGCAGCCCTGCGGCGGTTTTTAGATGAGGTTTGGAATTTGTTTTTGAATTTCTCCGCAAATCTCATTGCGGAAAATATCCAATACCGGTTCGTTCAGATCAATCCCAAAAAGCAATCTGCGCAGGCTTAGCGCCTCGTGCGGTTTGAGGGATATTTTGCAGGGTAGGGGAGCAAAGCGAACTTTTATGAAGTTGCGCTGGTGCCAATCCATGAGCACCAGGGTTTCGACTTCAAGCCCTTCGATGCAAGGCTGGCTGCGCAAGGTTTCAAGAATGCTGTTGAGCAGGCTTGACATTTGTGCCGTGTCGATCGTGAGTTTGACTTTCATGCTTCTGGCTTGATTGGAATTCCTGCCATGCTTGCTGCAAGGCTAGTTTCCCCGTTAGGAGGTACTTTGAATTTCATTTGCGCGGTTTTCTGCTTGGCTTTTTCGGCTGCACGTTCGCGCATTTCACTTTCATCCTTTGCCTGGGCGATCCACGCCAGGTCTTTGTCGGAAAACTCTTTGGCAAAGCCGCTGTGGGCTACCAGTACGTGATTTCGGGCGGCTTCGAAGCCAACTACTGCGGGCAATTGCCGATTAGGCTGGCTGCTGCCGGAAAAAGCGGGGCGGGTGGACTTACTGGGCTTGTTGTAGGTTTTTGCATCGGCAAGCCACTTGGGAAAATGCTTGCGGAAAAACTCAACCGGGGTTTTGGCAAGTCGCCGTGCCTTGGCCTCGTCGTTGCAAGCCAGCCAGTAAGCCGCGAACTTGGTAACCTCGTCGTTGACCGCGCCGTGGGTGGCTGGATCGTACCGGCACTGGTCGCGCCATGCGCCGAGCTGCCGAAACTGATCGTCGCGGCACCATTGCCGAATTGCTGAAACCACTTTTTCAAAATCACCGGACTGGTCATCAGCCGGGGCCGTTGCCCGCTGGTCATCAGGGGAGGGCAGTACGGGTTTTTGATTTTTTTCAGAAGTTGAAATTTCAAATTCGGCGAGCGCGCTCTTTTCCTCTCCCTTCCTTTCCTTTCCTTTCCCTTCCTTTCCCCTCCCTTCCGGGGGGTGGCGTCCGTCGAGTGTTCGCGGATCATTCATCGAGCGATCGACGAATTTAGTTAAATTCGGGGCAGGATAAAGTTTGGATGGACGGTCAATTTTTTGGTGGTGCCATCCCGACACAGCCCAATACAATTTTCCATCTACTTGATACTCAATGAGTAATTCTGTTTCAATTAACTCATTTACCCATTGCTGAATGTCCGAGGCGCTAAAATCGTCGCCTGGGAAAATCTGCATTTTCAGCGATTTTACGCTTGCAGGGATCACTCCGCCGTCATCGGCGAAGTTCCAGATCCCAATGAACAGTAATCGAGCATTCGTCGAGCACTCGACGATTTGTTCTGAGGTCCAGAATGATGGTTTGATTGTTCTAATCCTTGCCATAATTAGGCTTCTTTAAGTTCCTTCAACACTGCATCCATTGCCTTTTCGGCGGCACGTAATGCATCACGATCCGGTAAAGATTTTGTGCGCATAAATTGATGAAATGCCTCACGCATTCGATCATAAGTGGAGTAAAGAAGTAGGGTATGCTTGTCGGGTACGCCATCGACAAATTGCTCTGCTAAAGCGGCTGCGTGGTCATCGGCGACCATTGCACACTGCTTGATCTCTATGCGTAAGGCATCGCGCCTGATCGGGTTTTTAGCGGCAAGCATGTGCTCTTTTTGCTTTTGGCGCAGGTATACAATGCTTTTGTAGAAGTCTGTTTGCATGATTAAAAATTGAATTTGTGAGTGAGGATGCTAAGTACTTGTTGATTACTTCGGCCCAAAATTTTTGTGCATTCGTCCAGCTCCTTTGCGGCGGCGGTATAACCATCCGCAAAGGCTTGCTTTGCCGCCGATTCGACTAGGTTATAAATAGCCCAGCGTTGGGTTTCAGGAAGATTCATTTCCCTTAATTTGTTGTTTACAAGGTGGCTGTTCACTTTGGCTACGCGGCCCGTTTTTGTTTGAATTGACATGGTATTGGCTGGGCTATGAATGGATATAGCCTGGTATTTATGTTTGAAAATGGTTTTGAAAAACTGCCCCGACCTTGCTCGGGGCCACACGCGACTTACTTCATAAGATCAAAAATGGCCTAGCGCCGAAGATCGTGTGCCAACTGTAGGAATCGAACCTACAATACCATGCTTGGCGTATTTATTCGGGTTTCAACTTTTTGAAGGATAGACCTAATGTTAGGCATGTTCGCTATCATTATTTGAACATTGCCACCAATAAATTCGGTTGAATGTTCGCTTATTTTCGATTGCAGCAAGAAATCATTCAAAAGTTCCCTTAGGGTCAAAATCTCGTCAAATGTTAAGTTTCCCATCGCTGATTTGAGTTTTTAAAACCCGGCCAGCCTTGCGCCAGCCGGGATCTTTGTAAAACACGCTTCTGTTTTGCCTGCTCATTTGCAGGCTAATTCATTAACATGAAAAGTTAACATTATCATCCTGTTACTCATAATGCCAATCGTTGCTCCAATTCGCGCAGCACTTGCTGTGGTACCGGGTGTTTGGTTAACCGGGATTCTACTACTTCCATGATTGCCTGGTACATCATCCAGCCATCTTTGTGGAATGGCCTAAAGCCAATCAAAAACTTTCGCAAGGCGCTTATATGCTGCGTTCCACCCAATTCGAGGTAGCGCTTGTATGCAATAGGCATATCACCCACCTGCACCATTTGCCGTAATTTTTCACGCTTTGTATATTCAATCATTTTGTTCGCTTTTTTAAAACCCGGCGTGCGTAAAAACACGCCGGGAATATTCACCAAAAAAACCATCACGCATTTGCAAGGATCAAAAGATGTGTTACATTTGTGGCAAAACATCCTCTTGTGTGGTTCGATGTGACAAAGATAAGTTACTTTGTGACGGATTAGCAAATAAAAAGTGATAAAAGTAACACGATTTACAGTTTGCTCAACAAATCATTTGAATCTTTAAAAACTATTCAATGAATCGGCTGATTCATTGATAAAAACGAAATGATTAAGCAGGGTCAAGGACAACGGCTAAAGCAAATTATAAAAAGCAAGGGCTTTTTGGTGAAGGATATTGCTCCTTTATTGGGTTACAATGCTAGAGAATCGCTTTCGCGAATTTTTAACGATGAGGTATTGCCCGATAATTTGATAAAAAGAGCCGCAGAGGTTTTAGCGGTGCCAATAAGTGATATCACAGGTGATTCCGAAGTTAACGAAAGCGATTCGCAGTATAATGAGTTAATAAATGAGGAAATTGAGCGCTTAAAGGCTGAAAACCAGCAACTAAAAGCCGAAATATATGACCTGCTGAAAAAAGCGGGTGGCTTTAATCTGTAATCCATAATCCGCCGCCTTACTGTATAAGGTAAACACTATAATAATCAAAGCATGACAAACCCAAATCCGAGCAGCACCGCCAGGGTGCGTGTAGCGCTATATTTGTATAGGAATGACAAAGTGCAAGGCGCAATTGAAAAATGTAATGACCAACGGAAACTGCTCCGGCTTTTGCGCATCCAAAGGCAAGTGCTTGGAGTGATTTTAAAAATACTAAAAAATAGTTTAATATGAAACCCTTTTACAAAACACCTGGCGGCATTATTGTCATTGGATCGGTAGTTTTTGCAGTAGTAATGATATATCGAACAATATCCGGCATAAATAAAGATGTTGCTTTGGTTGAAAGCAGTACCAATACATTCGAGCAAAAAAGGGATTCCGGTTTGTTGATCCTTCAAAGGATAAAGGACTCTATCACCGCAGCCAAAAAGGCAAATTTGATTGAGTTGGTAGAATCGATCAGTTATGATGATTCAAGGTTGCCTGTTAATGTGATCGCCTCAATTGATGAGGTACAAAGTACGATTGTTGCAGAACAAGCAAATGGCAATAAGTCTGCCGATAAGGCTTTGGTGAAATTGAAGGCGCTAAAACAAAAGGTGTACCCTATGCTTAGGAAAAGGTATGCTGAGCAAACTTCCAAACTATTATGGGAGCACGATATTGAATGCGAGGTTGTTGGCAAAAGAAGTGCGGAGATCGTTTTTGTGGGCGCAATATTCGCCTCAAATAAAAACATAAAAGAATATTACACCACGCTTTACGATGTATTGAACCAGCTGCGGTTTAAGCGGGCTGACTTCAAATGGTACTCAATGGATGACAAATACACGTATTATACGATTGATAGCCCGCAAGATTCGGAGTAATAAATTTTGAACTACCCAAAACAAGGTATATCTTTGTAACGGTTTTTTGGGGTTTATTTGATGCCCGGCTGCTGACATGGTAGCTGGGCATTTTTTATTGGCATGGGAATGGATGGGTTGTAAGTGGAGATTCAACTGTGCTAATATGGAAGCCCGATGCTGTAATGGTGTTGGGCTTTTTTTATCCTGATATCTTCAAATCAAACCAACCCGGATTCGCCTTTCTCATCATATCGGCATTGTACTCAAACGATACACCGATATATTTCAAATACTCCTTTTCGGTCTTGTGGCCAGATATCCGCATAATCACAGATCGAGGCACACCGGACTTTTCTTGCAATGTGCAAAAAGTACGCCGTGCAGTATGGGTGGTGATATGCTTTTTGATGCCCGCCGCCTCAGCCAGTAAGCGTAGGTGCTTTTCTGTACTGGTGGCTCCGAATGCAATCGGCATTTGAAAATCATTGCGTTGTAGGATTTCAATGCCAATCCTTGAAAGCGGTACCTCCAAAGGGTTGTCCGTCTTTTCCTGTACAAAACGTATGTTCATTCCTGCTGGCATAAGATCTATTAATTCAAATCGTTTTTGCCTCCAATCGGAATAACGTATACCCGACTGTGTTGCGAATATAAACCAATCCCTTGTCATGATCGCATTGCGTTGTATCTGCGGTATACCCTTGATATCACCGGCCTGCAATGCGAGTAGTTTTTGTATCTCAGCCAGGGTTAATGTAGTAGGGAATGGGTTTGGTTTGAACTGAACGCTTATCTGCTGAAATAAACGCTCATTGGTCCATTGTTCCAGAAATGCATGAGAGCAAAAGATTTTCAATGTTTCCAGGTATCGCATAGCGGTCTTTGCTAGGTCCTGATTGTGCTGCCTTTGAGGCTGGGTTTTTATAACCCATGCCGAAAACTTTTCGGCAAATGTGCGCCCAACTGTAGCGTACTCAACTTGGTATCCAGTCTTTTTCTGAAATACCCGCAGCAATTCACATACATGCCTTTGGCGCTGAACAAAATCTGGTGATACCTTTCTATTATCCAGATATTCTATATACCTGGCATAATCTTCAAAGAATGCGCTTTCGCGCTTTGCTTCATTACCATCCATAATGGCAAGCATGTACGCTTCATTATCTGGAAAGCGGCCAGCCTTACAGTATGCATCGTGTAATTGTATTGCTCGGCTATTGATCTCATCTATACGGCCATTGATTACTGCCGCATTCGGGTGTCTGTGTGACACCTTGCCATTGGCCCAATACTTTGGGATGGCCTTCACATCCAGCATGAATTGTATGCGCTGTATTTCGTGGCCCATGCGCTTTGCCAGGCCCCAAGGCAGGTCGCTAAGTGTAAATCTAAGTTGGCACCGGATAGACACCGGCGTGTTATGGAGGTTATACTCCTCCATTTTTGCTTTGGTATACACCAAAAAGAAACTCAATCCTATGGCCATATAGGTTATGTTTGAGCGCACGTTGAGTACGGCGCTATTATTCAATCCTTACTTATTACAAGGATTGCTGCAAAAATGGGGGAAATGTGCGACATTATGGCAAAACGTTTGAATAAACTACAAAACGTTTTAAAAACAAAAAAAGCGCGAACCTTTGCACGTTATTGTATTAAGTTGTTGTAAACCAATACTTCCCACCGTACATTTGGCTCAATGTTTGTTCATTTGAGTAAACATTGAGTACACTCACACACTATGCCAACACTCAAACGAGGGTCAGCCAGGTACAAACCTGGACAAGAGCGCAAGGTACAAGAGCGCAGGCGAACAGACAATAGTGAGGTCTATAATGGACAGCGCTGGCGTAAAGTTCGGCTGCTTGCACTTGCTGATAGTCAAGGCTTATGCGTGAGTTGCTTGGCAAACGGCTTGGTAACACAAGCCAAAGAGGTAGATCACATCACGCCTATCAGTCAAGGTGGTGCCGTGTATGATCTTGATAACCTTCAACCCTTATGTGTTCCTTGTCATGCTCGCAAGAGCGGCAAGGAGGCCCACCTGGGTAGGGGGGTGTAAACCTCTAAGCCATTACCTTACAACAT